ACTGTTCTCTTGCCTCTAGATATGACATTTCTGCCTTGGATTTGCAAAGATAAAGTATTTCTCTAGTGAAATTTTCCGGACCTAGTGCGTGGACATCTGCGTTTAACCTATCAGATGAGCCCCAGTAGTCGCGCCAATCGCTTTCTACTACGGATCTTCTTTTAAGTTTTTTGCCTTTGAGTGGTGGTTTAGTACGTTTAAATTGAGCTAGTTTTTTGCCTATGTACTTCTGTCCGGTTTTGAGATTGGTGATGAGATAAACAAAGCCAATATAGCCTTCGGGTATTTCTTCTATTGATTGATTTTGATACGTCCAATGCACTCATTTAGTTACCTTTGGGGGCCTCCCCAACTTACCTTTTCTGGCTAGCCTGCGTTCTTCTCGTTTTTCTTGGATCTCTACTCGCCTTTTTGATGCCTCATTGCGTATTTCTGATAGCCAATACCGTGCCTTAATGCCTGCTTCGTCTGAGCCTTTGTATTCAAATCTTGTCTGCCACTTAAAATATTCCTGAAAAGCAGCAATCATTTTATCATGGCTTTCTGTACTCATGTGATAATTTCAATATCATTGCTATAGCTTGTAAATCCGTTCTCTTTAATTACTTTTAAGACGTGATTCACACGGCTAGTTAGATCATCTCTATGCGAAATTAAGAATACATTCTTGTCACGCTCTCTAGTCATGCGTTTCAGTACAGCAATACTAGATTCAACACCGCTAGAATCCATACCGCTGTCTACTAGTTCGTCGATGAACAGTAAATTAATATTATGATATAGATTTTCCCATACATCTCTGAATGCCCATGACATAGATAATATCAATCTATTACGTTCGCCTCTGCTTAGGTTATCAAAATCTAAATCCTGTCCTAGCTGGGTAATAGTAACAGACAGATCATTTTGAAATTCTACTATGTGAGGAAGACCAATTCTATCTAGATAGTGTGTTAGTCTCTGATTTAAAAACGCTAGATTTTGATCTATAATTCTTTTACGCACAAAACTGTCTTTGTTAGTTAGAAGTTTATATAAGAATTCTTGATGATCTTTGAGTTTAGTAAGATCATTTACAGAATTCCAGTCAATCTCCTGCACCGCAGTTTTTCTTAGTTCCTCTATTTGTTCAGCATATTGATTAGTTTCAGCTTCTTTTATAGTGATATCTTTTTCTAGTCCGTCTACTGTATTTTTATGATTCAACGCCTGTTCTAGACTATCATAAAATACACGTGGGCAATCGCCTAGTTCCCCTAGTAAACTTAGTGCTTCGTTTAATGTGGACAATTCTTCTAAGTGTTCAGTCAACAGATTCTGACTGTCTTCAACCTGTTTTAGTTTCACAGCAATCATATCGCTGTGTTTGCTGTCATGTATTTCTTGTCCGCATGCATGACACTTATGATCTTCTAGACTAGCAGCTTCTTTTTTTAACCTGTCTAGATTTTTCTGTTCTTTTTCTAATGTACTTGTCTGTTTAGCAATCAGAGTATTAAGATTATCTCTTTCTTTCTTGTTCGTAGACCATTCTAACAAAGCACGTTGATTACTAATTTCTTGATCTATATCTATGTTGCTGAGATGATCTACGCTTTTTCTAAGATTTTCCAAAGCAGTTTCTTTTTGATCTTCCCATAGCTTTTGTTTACGCTCTAGTGCGTCAATGCTCTGTTGTATTCTGTCGTTTGACGCTTTGATTGTTTCGATTCTAGTGTTTTCTGTAGCGATAGAATCTTTAGTAAACTTAATCTGTTCTTTTAATGCTTCTGCTTTTTCGCTGAGCAGAGTTATTCCTAATAGCTGTTCGATAATACTACGCTGTTCTGCAGCTTTCTGTGACAGAAACGGTTCTGTGTAAGTGTTCAACGCTACGATATGTTTAAACATATCATGAGAAAGCGGAAACACTTCTTCAATAGTTTTTTGTGTTTCTCTAGAATCGCCTTGGCTTTCGTCTAAGTCTTTTAGTTCCTGCTCTTCTCCGTTGATCGAAAATTTTAATAGATTAGGTTTACGACCTCTTTCGATATGATATTCCACACCATCACGTTCTAAAGTCACTGTTACTAACATTCCTTTGCTGTTTATCTTGTTGATAAGATTATCACGTTTGATGTTAGTAAGGGCTTGACCGTAGATAGCATAGCTTAGGCCATTAATGATTGTTGTTTTACCCGTACCATTGCGAGCACCAGAATCATCACCTCCTAGATCTAGATTTTCACCAAGTACTAAGGTCAGCTGTCCACGGTCAAAGTCGATAGCCTGGGTTTGATTACCCACGCTCATGAAGTTTTTTACTGTAAGATTTTTTATTTTAATCATAGTTCTTTATAAATTTCCAGCAGTACATTTTTGTCATACGTGTCGCTCTCTATTGCATTAATTTGATTCATTACAATAGTATCAACACTTTCAAACTGTATGTCTATGGCAACCTGTGAAGATTCGACTTCTACTTTTTCTGGAATCAGCATTAATTCACGCAGGTTGTACTGCGGAATAAACTGTTCTTTGATAAAATTAGCTTCTTCGAATGTAATTGGTAGATCGATAGTTACGCGACAATGCATCTTTTCTTTGAGCAATTTGTCCGGAGTGTCTATAATTTGACTCAGTTTATATGTTCTATACACAGGCTGTCCAGGCCACGAACGATATTCTGGTTTGCCGCCCCACTCTAAAATCATCATGCCGCGATCATCATCGCCTGCATCTGCATAGTTGTGAGGAAATGCATTACCAATATAAACAATATTTCCAGCCTGTTGTCGTTTATGAAAATGTCCAGTGAACACATATTCTTGATTAACAAAATGTGTTCGCTGTAACTGTCCGTGATCCGGCATCTGAACCATGGCATTCATGTAAAAACTAGGCAATTCTAGATGTCCAAAAATGTATCTGCTTTTGATATCGGATATAGTTTTCCATTCATCTGCTACCAGCCAAGGAAGGATTGTTACATCTCCTTCAGTTAACGGATCTTTAATGGGAATCACATTCGGAAACAATCTCATAAATTCTACAGAGTTAATTTCTCTTTTATCTTTGTAGAATAGATCGTGATTTCCTAGTATAAAATACACACGTTCGAAGTTATTACTGAGTCTTTCTAAATTACTCAGCGTATAATTCATAGTGCTAACATCAGTAGTTGAACGATTATGATGCCAGTCGCCTAAGAAAATAGCAGTTTCACAGCCTTGTTCTCTGGCAGTTTCACAGAACCATTTAACGAATTCCTCGCAATCAGTATTGTGCGTTCGGCTACCAGATTTTAAACCAAAGTGTATGTCTGTAAAACACGCAGCTTTTTTGAATAGATTCATAGATTTACTATACAATTTTTATATGTTTCTGTCAATCCCAATCGCCGGGATTTGTAATAACGGGCCCAGATGCTGTGTGCCCGCTGCCAGTACTGTTCTGTCTTGTCCATGAAGGATTCATTCCATTCATTTCGAGAATGTCGTCTCGAATGTTTTGATTACGTTTTTCAAGGTTGATAATTCTAACGAATGAATTAGTAACAGCAGCAGTATAGTAAGCAAAAGGATTATCTGATTTGCTTTCATCGAATTGAAGTCCTATTTGAGTAAGTTGTAGAATAGCCTGACCTTTCATTTCGTCGTTGTATGTATAGCCTCTAACGTTACCTCTGGTAGCGTATCTTTCGCATAGTTTAATAAACATTCGGGCTAGATTGTTGGTCATCTGTCCATGATCTTTAGAAAATTTACCTTTGTCTAGATCACCTTTCCAATGGCTTTTTCCGACACAGATTAAATTTCCTTTATCATCAAATTTCCAATGTTGGAATGGAGGAAAGTTTACTTTATCATGACTGTCTGCGGTATTCTTTAAAGTTTTTTTACGTCCCGGTGCCAACGGTATATGTTCGAAAGTCATTACACGAAAAATAATATCTTGCTTATCAATTTTTTTGTAATCTATTTCAAACTCTTTAGCGGGCATTTTTTTACCTGCTTGGGCTACAGCAGCTTCGTGTGCTTCTTTACTAAGTTTAGCTGCTCTATTACGTTTGGCTTCTGCTATAGTTCTTATGTTTACTTTTTCTAAGTTTGGAATGATCATATCATAATCGCCGTAAGCAGGATCAGTGTATGAACAATAGGTATTTTTACTTAGGTGTATTTCTCTTAATAGGTCTTTGTTTGTTAGATATTTGATTTTAGGTACCGTCATCAGTTAAAACTCTCCGTAGTTAGTAATATAATAGCACATTTTTAGCATAATAAATAGACTATATGACTATGGAATCTGCTCAAAATGTCTTTATCTATTAATCCTTTGTCTAAATTAGTAGCCTCTATCTCAGAAGGGATAAGCAAGGCAACCAATCAAGGTCAAGCTTCACTGCAGGCCGCGGCCTCCTCTATATCCAAAGAGGATTTAGACCAACGTGCAAATGATCTAGCTGCTGGCTTAGAATCCGGACTTAACGGATTATCTGGTAACCAACAGAATTTTGGCAACACTGGACTGGGAGGAAATTCTTTAATATCCACCGGGGTGGGCGGTAAAGTAGATAAACTTCGTTCTGTAGCAGGGTCTACTAGTAATGTCACTGCCGATATCGCCATGGGCATAAACAAACTTACAGGCGGTAGCTTGGGTGGTGGTTTGATGAAGTTAGCAGGAAACATCAGTAAGTCAGCTGGCATGCTCAACAACTTACTTAGCTTAAAGCGAGGAGCCAACCTACCATCGGGAGCTAATTCCATATTAACACAAGGAACACCGATTAAAATTCTACCAGGCGATAAAAATGATTGGCGTGTGCGTATAACCTGTCAATGGAATGTTTTCAATAGCCCCATGTTTAAAGTATTAGAAGATACCGGCGGTGTAGTGTGGCCTTATATGCCTAACATTACTGTAAGCACTAAAGCAGAATACGATAGCAAGTCGATGGTGCATAGTAATTATCAGGTACAGTCTTACAAGAACAGTGTGGTTGACGACATACAAATAAGCGGTGAGTTCAGCTGCGAAACTTCAACAGATGCGGCATATTGGATAGCAGCTACAACATTTTTTAAGACCGCTACTAAAATGTTTTTTGGTCAAGGGGATTACGCCGGTAATCCGCCTATAGTGTGTCATTTACGAGGATATGGTGACAGTGTGTTTCCTCGTGTGCCTGTGATCATCAAGGCGTTTTCTGTAGATTTAAAAGATGACGTTAATTATATTAACTGCGACAGATGGGGAACTAATACATGGGTACCTGTGTTGAGTACTATATCGGTTACAGTGGCTCCTGTATATAACAGAACAATGTTAAGACAATTTAATTTACAGAGTTATGCTAAGGGTACACTTAAGAGTAATGAGATAGGATACCTATAATGGCAATTTATAATAAGTCTAGTCCCTGGGCGAGCACTCCTCAAAATAATTTATATTTAGAGTTGTTAGAAATACGTCCAGTTCCTGCAGAAGCAGATGATTTCAAGTATGTCATAGAAAATCAATATAGACATAGACCTGATCTATTAGCATATGATTTGTACGGCAGCGCCAAATTATGGTGGGTATTTGTGCAAAGGAATATGAGTGTAATCAAAGATCCCATCTATGATTTTGAACCAGGTGTGACTATTTTTCTACCTAAGAAAACAAATTTAGAAAAGTTTTTAGGAGTATAAAATGGTAGCTAGGTTTTTACCAACAGGCAGAGACGTAGCATTCAAACCAGACGGTTCTGTAGTGATAGCCAATCCCACCAACACCACAATACCTATTGGTGTAGCTTTTAGAAAAACAGAAGAAGTGCCGCCTAGGCCCGCAGATCCTATAAAAGATGGCGAATCAAAACAGCAGGCAAAAACTAATACTACCGCAGCATCCTCTATTAAAAAATTACCGGCGCTGGTTAAAAATCCTATGGAAATTTTTTCCAGCAGTAATGTCCTTTGGACGTTGGCGTGCCTAACACCTAAACAATTTAATGATCCGAGATCTTATAGAAATAGTCCTGCCGATTTGAAAAACATAGTGTTTTCTTCTGGAGGTAGATTCGATAGCCAGCGGGTTGGTACAGTTTTTGGTACGCCTGAATACTACATTAATAATTTTGTGATGACAAATATTGTTGGTGCTAATGAAAAGACCGGAAACAGTAACGCTGTCAAATTTAGTTTTGATATCATAGAACCTCACTCCATGGGTCTCTTATTGCAGAGCATGCAGAATACTGCTGTAAAAGCAGGATACATAAATTATCTTGATAATGCTCCTTTTGTACTGCGTATGGATATTCAAGGCTGGGATCCAAGCGGAGTAGAAGTAAAAATTATTAAACCTAAATTTTTTGTGATGAAGTTAACATCAACAAAATTTACAGTTAATGAAGGTGGCTCTGTTTATAAGGTAGAAGGAATTCCTTACAATCATTTAGCTTTCTCTGATTCTATTAATACTACATTCAGCGATGTAAAACTTTTCGCAGAACAAGTCGGTAATGTTTATAGTTTACTAGCCGGCGACGGCCCCGGCAGTCTAGTAACGTTTTTAAATAACAATGAGAAAAAACTTAAAGCTGAAGGTAAAATCAAAGTTTGTGACGAGTATGCTATACAGTTTCCAGTTCAGGCCAGCGACTTTATATCTTCGGCAGGAAAAGCACCAAAACTAGATAAGGCAACTGTAGATCCAAATAAAGAAGAAAGATTAGCAACGTTTTATAACAGATTTCAAGCACTAACAACAACCAGTTCTGGCGATATAGTAGACTCGTTGGAAGGAAAAAATGATATTGCAGCAGCTAGTCTAGGATTTGATCAGCTGCGAGGAGGCAATCCATTATTCAAACGAGCCAATGACCAATACGATGAAAAGACCGGAGTAATAAAAAGAGACGGCATGACTATTTCTCCGACACAGAGAGCATTTCAATTTGGTCAAGGCCAGTCTCTAACGGCTATTATCAATCAGGTTATTTTAAGTTCTGATTATGCTGCCAGAGCCATCGATCCTAAATTCCTAACCCCACAGGGATATATCAAATGGTTCAAATTAGATCCACAAGTGGAATTATTAGGGTTTGACGATGACATAGGCGATTATGCGAAGAAAATAACATGGAGAGTAGTTCCCTATTATGTTCATCAGAGTATTTTCGCCAACTCATCTGCTGCGCCTATTGGCTATGCAGAACTAATGAAATCTGTTGTTAAAGAATATCAATACATATACACGGGTCAAAATGTCGATGTGCTTAATTTTAACATCGAAATTAACAATTTATTTTATACCGGCGCTAATCCTAAACCAGAGAACGAAGCAGGCAAAACTGCTAATCAAGATCAAAAACAAGGAGAAGTTCGTAATTCAAGAACACAAGCAGGTAAAGGCCAGGCTCCCGAAGTCAAAGGCGCTCAGGCCGGTAGAGCTAGAGCAGCACCTAGAGATCCTAAATTATTAAAAGCATTCAAAGGTGGTTCGGACGATAAGACTGTAGAGCAAAATGTTGCAGAAAATTTTCAGCAGGCTTTTATTAGCGGCAGTAGTGCAGATATGGTTTCTCTGTCATTAGAAATACTCGGAGATCCTTATTGGTTAGTTGATACTGGATTTTCTAATTATTTTGCCAGCGCACCTTCGCCTACATCGCAGATTACAGACGACGGAACAATGAATTATGAAAGTGGAAATGTCTATGTTTATCTAACCTTTAGAACTCCTGCAGATGTTAATCCCATGACAGGCCTTTACGATTTTTCTCTAGCAGGAAAGGAAAGCCCGTTTGGCGGAATCTATAGAGTGAATAGTTGTGAAAACACATTTAATGATGGAATGTGGAAACAGAAATTAAAATTACTAAGAATGCCCGGGCCGCAGGGACCAGAAAAAACAGCTACAGAAAATGAGGATAAAAATGCTTCTAAGATTGCGAAAGAAGGTAGCGGTGCTACTCAGATAGGAGACAAGGAACCACCTAAAACAACAGTGGCAGATACAGCAACATCGCAGCAAGGGCCTACGCCAAATACCTCACAGACAAATACAACTAATAATAGACGTACAACAACAACTTCTAATCAAGCACAGCGAGTTGCAGGATTTAGATATTACAGAGATTTAGGACAGAATTAATGGCAGAGCAAACTAGACCATCAGCAGAAAACGACGGTAAATCGGGCGGACTGACAACAGGCATATATGTTGCTCGAGTAATCAGTCACCTGGATACTACATTTATGGGGTCGTTGGAAGTATCTTTAATTAAAGATCAGGCTAACACACAGGGTGAAGACAGTCAAACATTTATTGTAAAATACGCACCTCCTTTTTTCGGCTACACTCCTTTTGAGTTTATGGGTTACAATGATGGCACAAAAAGTACCATCGAAGGTTTCAGCGACACTCAAAAGTCTTACGGAATGTGGTTCGTTCCGCCCGATGTAGGAGTTAACGTTTTAGTTTTATTTGTAAACGGAGATCCTGCCAGCGGTTATTGGTTCGCCTGTGTGCCTGGAAGAAATATCAACAATATGGTACCTGCGATAGCTGCCAGTAAAGTCAATGCTTTAGATCCAGAAGATAAAACTAGATACGGAAATACCACACAGCCACTACCAGTGGCAGAAATGAATAAGCGAATTAACGGAGAAAAATCAGAAGTTGATCCAGAAAAATTTCCTAGAGTAGTTCATCCTATCGCAGATAGATTTTTAGAACAAGGTTTATTAGAAGATGATGTTAGAGGATTCGCGACGTCGACTCCACGTAGGGAAAATCCTAGTATGGTTTTTGGAATCAGCACCCCAGGACCAGTGGATCGTAGACAAGGAGCTAAAAAACAAAAAATAGGCAAAACTGATAGCCAAGCAACTGTTCCTGTTAGCAGACTAGGCGGCACACAATTAGTAATGGACGACGGTGATGATAGATATCATAGAGAACAATCAGCTGCTGAAGGTCCTAGAAAATATGTTGATCTGTTAGATCCTGCTGCACAAAAGAAAAATAATATTGGCGCAGCAACTATACCTAAAGATGAATATTTTAGAGTAAGAACACGTACCGGCCATCAAATATTGCTGCACAACACAGAAGATTTAATCTATATTGCTAATGCTAGAGGCACGGCATGGGTTGAGTTGACCAGCAACGGAAAAATAGATATCTATGCTGAAGACAGTATCAGTATTCATACACAACAGGATCTTAATATTAGAGCAGATAGAGACATAAATTTTGAAGCTGGTCGTAATATAAACATGCGAACCGAAACTGGTAAATGGCATGCGGAAGTTGCTACAGACTTAGAATTTTTAGTAAATGCAGATGCCAAGTTAACTGTGGGATCTGATTTGGATATACTAGTTGGCGCGAAAACTAAAATTTCTACCAATAATGATCTAGATATTGCTAGCGGTGCTGAAACAAAAATAAGTTCAACAGCAGATATTAATATGGGAAGTGGTGCTCAAGTAAAAGTAAACGGAACAAAAATTTATATGAATGGTCCGGTAAATGCTGAAACAGCGGCCGCTGCAGATTTTGTTAGACCGTATGATCTTAGAGATAATACTGCTACCAGCACTGCTGTAGGATGGAAAGACAGATATCAAGCAGGAATAGTTAAGAGTTTTATGAAACGCATACCAATGCACGAACCGTGGGCGTTGCACGAATGTAATGCACCTGATCAGCTTACGCCTGATAAAACAGATAGGGATGTATAATTATGGCAACAAAACTTTATAATCAAAAAAGTGCTGCACAACGTTCGGCGCAGGTTTTAGAAAACGACGGGCAATTTGTCTATAAAGGATTCAGTTCTAAAGAATCTAATAGAAATTATAAGTTATACGACATTGACTTAGTAAAACAAGATTTAATAAATCATTTTTACATTCGTAAAGGCGAAAAATTAGAAAATCCAGAATTCGGCACAGTGATCTGGGATATGTTGTTTGAACCATTTACTCCTGATGTTAAGGAAATTATTGCAAAAGATGTAGAGGATATTATAAATTATGACCCTCGATTTGCAGTGAATGAAGTACAGATAGACAGTACAGATCAAGGTATACGTATACAGGCGGAATTAGTGTATGTGCCTTTTAACATCACGGAAAAAATGACTTTTAATTTTGATAGAAATAATTCTGTAATAAACTGACCAGTTAATTTTTTAAGGTAAATATTGGTATGACTATAACAAGTAGACAAAATAATCTAATCTTAAATCAAGATTGGACTAGAATTTATCAGACATTTAAAAATGCGGATTTCAAATCTTACGACTTTGAAAATCTTCGCAGAGTCATTATCACCTACCTTAGAGAAAATTATCCAGAAGATTTTAATGACTATATTGAATCTAGTGAATATCTAGCGTTAATAGACGCTATTGCTTTTCTAGGACAGAGTCTAGCTTTCCGTATCGATCTTGCCAGCAGAGAAAATTTTATTGAACTAGCTGAAACGAAAGAAAGTGTATTACGTATCGCCAGGATGCTGTCCTATAATGCTAAAAGAAACGTTTCGTCTAATGGTCTTTTAAAATTTACAACTATTAGCACTACAGAAGATATTGTAGACAGCAACGGAAAAAATCTAGCACAGCAATTAATAACATGGAACGACCCTACTAACACTAATTGGTTAGAACAGTTTTTATTAGTGTTAAATGCATCGATGGCAGATAATACAGAGTTCGGTCGCAGTCAAGGAAGTGCTACTATACAGGGAATTCCTACAGAGCAATACAGATTTAGAACATTCAGCACAGATGTGCCGCTGTTTTCTTTTACAAAAACAGTAGCAGCAAGAAGCATGGGTTTTGAAATTGTCAGTACAGCATTTAAAAATAGTGAAAACATCTACGAAGAACCACCAGTGCCCGGTAATCAGTTTGGTTTCGTATATAGGAATGATGGATCTGGTCCAGGTAGCCCCAATACCGGATTTTTTGTAATGTTCAAACAAGGAACCTTGGAGTTAGCCGATTTCGCAGTAGATGTTCCTACAACAAATGAAAAAATTGCCATAGACGCTGGCAATATTAATAATGATGATGTATGGTTATTTTCGTTAGATTCACAAGGAACTCAGCTGCAAGAATGGACGAAAGTTTCCTCTTTGGTAGGCAACAATATTGTCTACAATAGTATCACACAGGACATTAGAAACATCTATGCTGTTGAAACTAAAGAAAACGATAATATTGATTTAGTGTTCGCTGATGGTGTCTATGGTAATCTGCCTCAGGGAGCTTTTAGAGTTTTTTATAGAACCAGTAACGGCTTATCCTACACAATCTATCCTAATGAAATGAGGGGTATTAATATCACGGTATTATATCTTAACAAACAGGGAGTGCAACATACTGTTACTATAGGGCTAGCATTACAAAGCACGGTGGCTAATTCGGCTGCTTCGGAAGATATTGATTCTGTTAGAGCCAATGCCCCTGCAGTGTATTACACACAGAACAGAATGATCACCGCTGAGGATTATAATCTAGCACCATTATCAGGCAGTCAAAATATAATCAAAATTAAATCTATCAATAGAACATCTAGCGGGATATCTCGTAATTTTGATATTATTGATGCCAGCGGAAAATACAGTAGCATAAACGTTGTAGGCGACGACGGATATGTTTATAAACAAGATCAGGAAGATTATCTAAGTTTTAAATTTTCTAACAGAGTAGATATTATTAATTTTATCAGACGAAGCATAGAACCTGCGTTCACTGACAGCGAAGTTTACAATTTTTATTTTACTAAATTTGATAAAATTTTATTCACCGACACTAATACTATTTGGCAGTCTATTACTACTTCGACACCCACTGGGTATTTTAAAAATGTTGTAGATAATGCTCTATTAAAAACAGGTTCTTATTCTACAAACAACCTAAAGTATGTTTTGCCTAATGCATCGATTAAATTCATAGCTCCGGAAGGTTATGCATTTAAAAAAGGAAAAATTGTTTTAAAAAATGTCAATGATCCTGATCAAACTGATAGCATATGGACAAAAATTCAAAAAGTAACCGGTGATGGTACTAATGCAGGTCGAGGAGTTTTAGCCAACGGATTGGGTCCGATATTGTTAAGTGACACAGTGCCAACTGGTGCAATAGCACAACGAATTGTTCCTAGATTTATTAACGATCTCAACAATGCTCTAGAAACCGAAATAGTCAATCAGGTATCGAATAATTTAAATTTTGGATTGCGTTATGAAATCACAGAATCGCAATGGAAGATAATCACTAGCAGCAACTTAAATTTAATAAGTGATTTTTCTCTAGGTAAAGCAGGGGATACTACCAATACCGGAGTAGATAGTTCTTGGATAGTTGCATTTGTAAAACAAGCAGACAGTTATATTGTAAGAGTTAGAAAACTTTCTTATATTTTTGGTAGTGTAAATCAAAATCGTTTTTACTTTGACAGTAATGAAAAACGCTACAATGATCAGCTAGGGGCAGTGGTTAAGGATCATGTTAGAGTTTTAGGGATAAACAAGTCTGCTGACTTAATTACAGAATTGAAACAGGATATAAGTTTCGAAGTAAGTGACACAATAAAATTTGATGACGGATACGAAAGCGCCACTGAAATAAAATTAAGTTTTTATGATTCTGATAGCGACGGAGTGATCGACGATCCAGACGCATTTGAAAAAATTGTTGGGATAGATCAAGAATTAAATTTCTTATTTTTCCAAGAAACTACAGATATTTACGGAACGAAAATTTTTACGTTAATAGATAATTCAAATGATTTAATTCTAGTTAGAGAAAAAGAATCAATTATTGATTTCACAGACTCTATTACATATCCAGACGGGCAGTTAATTTATTTTTATGACGAGGCCGAGGATGTTGTTAAACAAGTAAACAGAACAACAAATACACTAGATATTAAAAATGAATATAGAGCGAACATAGGTAGACGTGATTTAAAGTTTCAGTATGTGCATAATGCCAGCGTAGATAGGAGAATTGATCCTTCTTCTAGCAATATTATAGATATATTTTTATTAATTAGAAGCTACGACGAGGCCTATAGAATTTATCTTGCTGGAGGATCAGAAGAACCGGTAGCACCAACCAGCGAATCATTAAGAACTACTTTTGGTTCCACGTTGTCTGCTATAAAGTCTATCAGTGATGAAATTATCTATCACCCGGTCAAATATAAAGTATTATTTGGATCAAAGGCAGATCCTAAGTTACAGGCAACTTTTAAAATTGTAAAAAATCAAAATCTTACAATTAATGACAACGATCTTAAAGTAAGAATAATTACTGCGATTAACGATTTCTTTGATATCAATAATTGGGATTTCGGAGATAGATTTTATATGGGAGAACTTACAACCTATATTCTAAACTCTACCGCACCCGATTTAGCTAATATTGTGATTGTGCCGAAACAGGCTTCACAGGTGTTTGGAAGTTTGTTTGAAATTCAAAGCCGAGCAGACGAAATATTAATCAGCGGAGCCACAGTTGACGATGTAGAAATTGTTACAGCAATTACCGCAGCCGAAATTGGGGTAAACTTAAACTCAATTATAACCACAACTTAAAATTATGGCAGATAAATTTTATCCAAAAAGTAATTTACCGATTAGAAAATCTGTTGAATTATTACCAATAGTATTTCAAAGTGAAACCAATGATAAGTTCTTATCAGGGGTTCTAGACCCACTGGTACAGCCCGGTGTTTTGGACAAAGTTGTAGGTTATGTAGGTAGACGATACGATAAAACTTATAACGGAAAAGATGTATATGTAGACAGCGATAACACATTAAGAAGTAGGTATCAGCTGGAACCAGGTGTGGTTTATAAACAACACGACAAAATAGAAAATTTTTATGATTATCTTGATCTAAAAAATCAACTACGATTTTTTGGCAATAACAATGAACGTGATGATAAAATTACAAGTCAAACTCACTATTCGTGGAATCCGCCAATTGACTGGGATAAGTTTGTAAATTATAGAGAATATTATTGGGAACCCACTGGTCCAGCCAGTATCAGAATCGCAGGACAGGGGCAAAGCATAGTTAGCACGTACAAAGTAGTGCTCGGCGAAACACTTAATTCATTTGTGTTTACACCCGATGCCTATACAAATAATCCTTCTATTACTT